TCGGCAATAGTTAATGGTGTCCAATAAACAGTTAATACTACTTCTCCATTTCTATAAATAGAGTAGCTACTTTTGGTATTTAAACTAAACGCTTGCTTTAGCTTGTCGATTGCTCTTTCTGTTGCCATGCAAAATAAATTAGTACATTCATCTACTATACTACTACTTTATTACTTAAAGCCAACCTTTTTAAACGCTAATGCTATATCTTTGTTGATAAGACCACCTTTTGTATAGATTACATACCAGTTTCCTGCCATTGCTGTTGGAAATGTAGACTCTTCAAAATGTTGTCTGTAAGTTACTGACGCACCTCTAAGACTTGGTAATGTTTGTCCTGGTGCATTGATAGCAAAGCCAGCATATTTAGCTCTGTTTCCAATATACAAATCTTGTTTCAATGTAACATTAGGAACTCTTGGGTTTTTTATCTCTCTAGTTGTCGGTCCTTCGGGAAACGGAAAACCTGTACTGTTTCTTTTTTTGGTAGGTTGAACGGGATTTTTTGATACTATCCAGTTTTCTCCAAATGTTCCTGTCCACCACGGACCTTTTTCAATTAAAGAACGAGCTACTGTCTTTGCAACCTCTTTCCTTCCCTTAGTTATTGCCTTTCCTAAATCTTTAGTAAAATGCTTTTTAAAATCTTTAGGCATTGGCACTAAAATCGCAGCTTACCACAGATAAATAGTGACTATCTTCTTCTACATTTATAGAAGTTGGTCCTTCTATTGCCGATACCCTCGGACTTACAGAAAATGTATCGGTATAAGTTGAAGCGTTAACAGAAGTAAGACCAGTAATAACTGTCTCAGCTATAGCAGATGCCTCCGCACTTCCTTTATGTGGTGGTGTCATGATTCCACATCTTATAGACCCTGCATAATAAGTAACTGCTGCTCCCTGTGGTTGATTGGTAGATTGTGTAAAATCTAAACTTACCATTACATATTTTTTGTTCTTACCTGGAATACTTAATGGTGTATTATCAAAAATTACAGAAACAGTAGGATCTGCGTCTGTTACTGCATTTAAAATTGCAGTTTCAAATGCTGCTCGTGCGTTTACTAAAGTCATTAGAAGATAACGTCAACTCTAAATAAATATTCTTGACCGCCTTTTTGAGTAAGAATATTAGTTATTTTACAACTTCTACTAGATCCAGAAAATGTCAAAGTAATTTCATCTTGCAATAAAGGCTGGCTATTTCCAATTAAGTCAGGTGTTATATACATTCTTGCCACATTCTCTTGAAAACCTGTTTCTTCACTGGATCGTACAAATTCAATAGGAACTTTTATTGTATAGTGCGTGTCTATTGTATGATATTCTCCAGTTTCATTGTCGTAACTTGATACCCCCTTTCTTGTATAAACAATAGTTGTATCTAACGAATCACCAAGTTGAGCAACAACCTGTTTTGCAATATTTTTTAGTGCTGTATCTAGTTGACCTGCCATTATCCTCTAACTACCCTCATTTGAAAACTACCTGCTCCACCTAGCATATACGCTCCAAGGTAACTTTGTAACCAAGGGTAAACGTCTAAAATATTATTTATTGATCCTGTTCCTTGACTATCAGTGTTGTATTTAACCTCAATATCTCCTAGCTTTACTTCACTAAAGTTTCCATCCTTACCAGTAGTGCCAGTAATAGCACCAGTATCATTAGCTAAAGCTCTAGCTAATTCATATTGTGCATATTTAATATCATTCGGAACAGCAGTACAAGCAAGTTCGACATCATCTACTTGATAATTGTTTCGTGGAAATTTTAATGCTTGACCAGTATCACATCTATCTCCGTAAAATACAAAGCTGTCGATCCATCTGGTAGCAGCTATTAATGCTCTATTCTTTTGGTCGTCTGTTTTATTTGTCCAAGTACTTGAATCTGGAACTGTTTCAAAATAAGTATTAGCTTCTGCCAATGTGACATAGCTATTTGCAGTAGCACTTGATAATGTTGCTGTTATAGTAGCTGCCACGATCTATAAAGTAATTTAGTTTTATTGTAGCGTAAAGAAAAAACCCCACCAATAATTGATGAGGTTCTTTACTGCTTTGCTTTGCAACTTAATAATACGATTAATAAGTTGAAGTATCAAGAGGTGAGTTAACAGTTAACTGAACTAATGGAATTAAATCAGCATCATATGTTAATGCCCACTTGTTAGCTGTAGCTAAGTTCGCATTAGTTGGGTTGTCACCAGCGTCATTCCACTTAGTACCCATAACGTGATACGCAGTGTGATAATCAACTGACATAACATCTTGCTTAGAAAGAATGTTTCTTTCAGCTTCGATTCTTAATGCGGACTGTTGGCCTTCAAGAATTGTTCCTGAAGATGTTAGGTAGCAGAAGAACTCAGTTTGATGTCCACTTGAACTAGATGGTGCAACTGTGTTAACAGCAGAGTCAACAACAACTGTACATCCAGCAAATTCACCAACTGCTCTATCGCTGATGCCAACACCGCCACCACCCCATTGGAGGTTTGTGCCTGTTGATAATGCAGAAGTAGAGAATGTCAACATACCAACCTGATAGAGGTAGTAAGCAACAGATGGATGAACGATTAGAAGATCAAGATCCTCTCCTCTTTCTCCAAGCAAGTTTCTTGCACTCGCAATAGTTGAAGCTGTTAAGAAGTTAACTTCAGTAGCACTAGCACCAGCTTTTGCTACGTCTAGTTTGTTAGCTCCTAAAGCAGTTCCAAATAAACCAGCTAAATGTGAAAACAATCTAGCGTTGTTTAATTTGTTAATTGCATCTGCAAGCTGATTTCTGATGTGACCCATTGGATCTTCACCAGCAGCCAAAATAGCAACATCGTCAACAGCATATGAAAATGCTCTATGACAGATAGTCGCAACTTGTGTTGCAGTACCAATTTTTTGTGGTGTTAAATAACCAGCACCAGAAGTACCCCAATCCGCAGCACCAGTTAGAATTTCTTCTGTTGGAGCGATTGGGTTAAATTCAGGAACTTGAATTCTAGTACCACCTTCACTTGCATCCAATAATGAATTACGAGTGATAGCACCAGATTTAATAAATGCACTACGTTCTTTAATTGCTTCAGAAACGTATGCAGCGAAATTATTTCTCTTAACGATATCCGCTAGTAGGACACCGCCAGAATAATTCTGAAACGGAGCAGCCATTCAGATTTACCTTTTTAAGTTTTGCGATACCCTAATCACAGATAAGGGAGCTAATCTCACAGAAATTAACGATTTAAGTTTGAGCCTCTCTCTTCAGCACTGCTGCCAGATCGGGGTTCTCACCCTCCATTATAAGCTGTTGAGTCAAATTACCACTCTTCCAAGGATTATCTGTTCCACCTGACACATTTGATACAGGACTAGGTTTTGCTCCCATGCCAGCAGCAGAACTTGGTTTGAAATGATGTTCCCAACCACTACCAGGGTTTTTGAGACTTGTGAGATAAACTCCTAAATCTTGTTCAACTCCACCGTTTAGTATAACGACCTTACCTTCAGCATTTTTTTGTAGCTTTCCCTGTAATAAAGATAAGGTTTGTTCTGCATTTATCGCTCCAAGATTACTAATAGCTGCAAGGGCTGTTGTTTTTGTAGAGGCAACTTCGTTAGAAGTTTTCATCTCTTCCAATTGTTGAGCTAACGTAGTAATTTTTTGGTCCTTTTCCTGTGCTGTTTTATTAGCTTCTTCCCAAAGAGTTTTCCATTGCCCTTGATCTTCTAATTCTTGTTTTCTTTGATCATCTTTTTGTTTATAAACATCGTCAAGTTTAGTTTTGATGCCTTTAAATTTTTCTTGTGCTTCAGCAGCTTCTTTTCGTGCAGCAGCTATTTGTGCCTCATATTCTGCTTTTATAGAATCTAAATTTGGTGAAGTTGGTTGTAAAGGAGTGTCAGCCACGGGCTGTTCAGAAGAAGTCACGGACTCAGACTGAACTACTTTTTCTTCGATCATTATTCAGGTGAAGTAAATTTTTGAATTTCGGCAATTAATTCTGCCTTGTTATGTCTTTTGTCTAACTCAAGACCAATGGTACGACCATAAGTTTCAAGTTGAGCTTTAGTCATCGCTTCAAAATCAGCACTAGTTTCCTTTTGAACTTCTAAAGCTTCTTTCTTTTCGACAACAGGTTTGGTTTCTACAGGTAATGTAGATTTAACAGCAGGAATTTCTGCCATTTGCCATTTAAAACTACCGTCAGGTTGTTCAACGTAGTCTAAAAATTTGGACATAAATTATATGTACTTACATACTATTGTAGCAAACTATTCAGGTTTGGCCTCATTTGCTGATGGTAAAACTTCACCTTGGACAAGAATATCTCTAAATTCTTCTCTATCTATTACTTGTTGATCAAACAATGATGTTAATGCTGTAATATCTTGACCAATAAGCCTTTCAATATCAAAATCTCTACTAATCTTTACTTCTGGTGGTTCTATTCCTACATATTGAGCAGATAAGTTAAATGCTTTTTGTAGTTTTTGTTCTAATTCCATAGATACCATTGCTAACATGGAATTTGTATCTACACGATCTAAACGTCTAGCATCAGCACTTTCAGCTACAAACTTCTGTTGTGATAATGTACTGATTCCTAATGTTGCCATTTGTATTTGTAATTCTTTAATCTCAGCAGACTGAGCATCAAACGCACTACTAGCTGGTTCTACATAATAAACTTTATTACCAGGTTGAGTTGCCATTGCATAATTAACACTTATAGCTAAATCTTTTGTCTGATCATCATATCCTTCCATTACTAACATCGGTTGTGATGCAACGTGCAAACTATGTATTAAATCAGCTTGTCTTTGGAAATGTGCCAAATTTAAATATGCAATATCTAATAAAGGTGGCTTACTAACTAAATTTTCAACTTTTCCAGAATAAACAGTAACTAACGGTACTTCACCTAATGAAAAACTACCTGATTCTGCTAATTCGTAATCCTTTGCTCCAGCAGGGCCAGACATATTTCCTGCATATCCTCCGTCATCATCTTCATACAAATCTTCAACTGTTTCTTTTTTTCTAAAAACACGATATCTTCCTGGTTCTATAACTCTCATCTGATCATAAATTTTTTCTCCAAAAGCACCATCAGGTAAAACAGCTTTTTCTGCAATTCTTACTTGTATTAAATTTCCATAATTAGATTCTCTATCTAATCTCCAACCATAAATATTATTAGGATTTACTTCAATCCAATAAGGTCTACGATTTTGTTGTCTTTCTTCAGCAAGACTAAGAGCACCAGAAGGTGCAGGATAATCTACAAGAATATGACTTTGACCATAAGTAAGAGAACACATTAATAATCTTCTTGCATATTCATCCAAATCTGACTTACAACCATCAACATCCATTTTAAACATCTCAGTCCAATAAGGATCTCCTGTTAATGTTATTGGCTTTCTTAAGACAAGACCTGTAGCTGCTCTTATTAATCTTTGTGTAAAAGGACTAAACACCGCACGATTAACTCTTGCAAGGTAAGCATCGTAATCTTCTCTTGGCTCTAGGGGTAAAAATGCTTCACTATTTTCTCTTAAATATTCTGTACCCTCACTTACAGCTTTCATTATTTCCCATCCCTTTATCATATCTAAAACTGCTCTGGTTCTAGTAAAAGGACTATCACTACCACCTAGATAAGAACTGGCAGTAATACTTGTTTTTATATTTCCTGGTAATGCATAAGTCATTAGCTACATCTCCATCGTTTTAATGCTAACCCTTTTCTAGTTAATTTACCTTTTTTACTTGTTGGACCTTTGACTCCTTTCATTCTGGCACAAAATGATTTTCGTCTAGCTGCCCTTTTTCCTGTTGGACTTTTTTCTGTTACAGGTGCTTTTAAATTACTCCCTGTAGCACGATTATATTTCGCTCTACCTTTGGCAGTAAGTCCTCCCTTCCGAGACTTTTCACCTCGTCCAACAGATAAACTTACTCCTTTTTTTTTAGGCATTACGCAGCAATTACAATTCCTGTAGCTGCTGTAGATGGATCGCTCATTGAAGCTTGGAATCCACAACTAACGCTTGTTAAATCACCTAATGCTGTACCTGTGTCCATACTTGTTATGATTCCATTAAATGTAATTTTTTTACCACCAGATGTACCTATAAATAATTCAAATTCAGCATCGTCCCCATTACCTGCAATTGCTTCTTGTAGTAAAGCAGCAGTTTCATTTCCTGTAGCTGCTGAATATAAAAACTCAATACTTCCTGTTGCTGTAACTAAACTAGGTACATAACGTCTTTGAGTTGCTCCATGAGCAGTACATTCAATTACATCCCTGGTAGTTGAAAAACTCCAGGCAGTTGTAGAAACAATAGCTTCAGTTGTACCAGTAGAAGATTTGAAATTTACAGAACCCTCTTCTCCAGTGAAAAATGCCATGATTTAGAGAAAAATTTTACTTATAACAATATATTACCTTGAAACTGTAACTTTCACAGTTATTTTTTCTTTTTAGTTGATTTTTTTGTAGTTTTTTTCTTCTTTCCTTTTCGTACAGAAGCAATATAACCTTGACATCTAGCCATAGCAGCAGATTTTGCCATTTTTAACTCCTTTTGGTACGTTTTTTGCGTCTATGTTGATATGTTATCTTCTTACTGCTTGTTTTGGTACGTTTAAATCTCGCTTTTTCACTTGCTGACATTTCTGAGGCAGTCTTAGGTGTCTTACTTGATACACGTTTACTTGGTCTACACGCAGGATAAGCTCTACTTTCGCCCTTGGAACGACCACAAGGTTTACCAGTTTTAACATCAACCCATTTTTCTTTGAACCAACGGGTTAATCCACCTTTGGCTTTACTACTTTTTCTTTTTTGGGGCACTTTTTTTACCTACTCGATAAGTTCCACCACGTTTTTTGTACTCTCGTACAAGCCACGCATTTGCATAAGCAGAAGGATAAACAGCAAACTTACGTTTTGCTTCTGACTTTACCCTAGAGTATAGGGCTTTATTAACAGGAACATTCGCCACGTTTCTTTCCTCCTTTCTTTTTCTTTTTCTTCTTTGGAGGTCTAC